ATACAGATGAAGCCGGGTTATCATTAAGAAATGAACTTGCAAGGAGATTTGGAAAGCATCGGTGTAAATACGTTGATTTTGGCGATTATAAAGATGCTAATGATATGCTCGTAAGCGAGGGTAAACAATCGCTCAAAGAATGCCTTTTAAATCCTAAAAATTTTCCATTGGAGGGGATTGTAAACATCAATGATATTTGGGATGATGTTTTGAATTTCAATGACAAGGGGATTACAAATTACGGAATCGGTTTTGGTTCATCTGATGAGTATTTAAAAATCGCTTTGTCTGAATGGAGTTTAATAAGTGGGATACCCAATTCAGGAAAATCGGATGTTGTTGATCAAATTTGCTGCAATCTTGCATTGCAAAACGATTTTCGGATTGGGATGTTTGCACCGGAATCATTTCCATACGAAGGGCATATTAAACGAATCGCAAATAAATTAAACGAAAAGAATTGTGATAACAATATTTTGAATGCTTCAAAGAATTTTATTGAGGAGCATTTTTATTTTGTGAAAATAGATTTGGAAAATCTAACTTTAAAATCTATTCTTGATAAATTCAGAGATTTAGTTCTGCAGAAGGGTATAAATATTTGTGTTATTGATCCATGGAATATGCTTGACCATACTGATCAAAAAGATCATTCTTATATTGGGCGAATGTTATCAGAGATTACGCAATTTTGTCAGCAAACAAATACGCATTTATTTTTAGTTGCACATCCAAGAAAAATGGAGCAAAACGAAAACGGATATAAAATACCAACTCCTTATGATATTTCGGGAAGTGCAGATTTTTTTAACAAAGCTTATAATTGTTTAACGGTGTTCCGTGAACTTGGTCAAGAAACACAATACCAATCAGATGCAGTTGCTATTCACGTTCAAAAAGTAAAGCGGAAGGAAAACGGAAAACAAGGAAAATTTTATACTGCTCCTGATTTTATAAATGGCGGAGTTTATCGTTCTTTGGATATAATTCCGGACAAAAGAAAAAAAATATTAAATGATGAGGTACCTTTTTAAATAAGAAAAACAATGATAAATATTACAAACGAAGATAATATGGACTTAATGGCAAGGTATGAAGATAATTACTTCGACCTTGCTATTGTTGATCCTCCGTATGGAATTGATATAAAAACAAGGGTTTTTGATGATGGTAAAAAATGGGATTCTGAAATACCTACAAAAGAATTTTTTTATGAATTGTTTAGGGTTTCTAAAAATCAGATTATTTGGGGTGGTAATTACTTTTTAGATTATTTAAAACCTACACCTTGTTTTTTAATATGGGATAAAAAAATAACCGACAAACAGTTAATGTCTATGAGTGAATTTGCTTGGACTTCTTTTACTACCAAGAATTTAATTTTCAGACAACCTCCGGTAGGTGATAGAGGGTTTTATAATATAGATGGTAAAAGAATACATCCAACTCAAAAAAGTGTAAAACTATACGAATGGCTTTTAATTAACTACGCAAAAGAAGGAGATAAGATTTTAGATACACATTTAGGTAGCGGAAGCATTGCAATAGCTTGTCATAATTTAGGTTTTGATTTGACAGCTTGTGAACTTGATAAAGATTATTTTGACGCAGCAATAAAAAGATTAAAAGAACATCAATTACAAATGAGAATGTTTTAATTATGCCAAAAGATAAAGAGCGAAAACGATTGGATCAATGGAAATTTGTCGACACAACTCCTGAGCATTACAAAGCTATGTCTTGGTGCATTCAAAACGATATAAAAATTTATCCAAAGAAAACCAAAGAAGGATTCAAACTAATTTGCGTTAGAAATGGTCAAGCGTTTCAATCAGGTATCTCGTATAATGATACAGAAATACATCAAAAAATATGGGATTTTTACGCATATTTGCATAAAAAGTATAAAAAATGAACAAAAAGGTAAATATTGCATCTATAAAACCGAATGATGAAAATCCACGTTTCATAACAGATGCGAAGTTTAAAAAGCTAATAAAATCAATCAAATCATTTCCTGAAATGTTGGAGGCAAGACCATTAGTTGTTGATGAAAATATGATGGTATTAGGTGGTAATATGCGATTGAAAGCATTGAAGTCAGCGGGTATTTTTGAAGTACCTATAAATCAAGTCTTGGGATGGACTAAAGAACAGAAAAAAGAATTTATAGTAAAAGACAATGTTGGTTTCGGTGAATGGGATTGGGATATTTTAGCTAATCAATATGATCAGGAAGAATTGGTTGAATGGGGAATGGAATTACCTGAATTTCCAACAGAGGAAGTTTTAGAAGCGGAGGAGGATGATTACGAAGAACCTGATGAAATGGAAGTTGATGTTGTTATTGGCGATTTAATCGAGATAGGAGAACATCGTTTACTTTGTGGAGATTCAACGGATTCCGATCAAGTTGCAAAGTTGATGGATGGGAAAAAAGCAGATATGGTTTTTACAGATCCGCCTTATGGAATTGATATTGTAAGTAAAAATGGAAAAGTAGGCGGTGAAAATGAAGCTAAAAATGGCGTTTATTCAGATGTTATTGGTGATGACACAACAGATACTGCAAGAAATTTTTATAATACTTGTGTTTCTTTGGGAATGGGAAACTTTATTATTTGGGGAGGTAATTATTTTTTGGACTTTTTACCATTTTCTAAGTCTTGGATTATTTGGGATAAGCGAGGTGATATGAATAGTAATAACTTTGCTGATGGTGAAATGGCTTGGTGTTCATTTGATACAAGGGTAAGAATATATAAACAAATATGGAATGGAATGATAAGGGAAGGTGAAAGTGAGAAAAGAGTACATCCAACACAAAAACCAATTAAAATTTTAAGTGATATTATAAAAGATCAAGTTAAAGGAAATAATATTTATGATGGTTTTTTAGGTAGCGGTTCAACAATGGTCGCATCACATCAATTAAATCGCATTTGTTACGGAATGGAACTTGATCCTAAATATTGTCAAGTGATCATTGACAGAATGCAAAAACTTGATCCATCATTAAAAATAAAAATAAACGGAAAAGAATATAAAAACCAATAAGTTCTTAAATTCAAGTGCAAATTTATATCAGTCATTTGCACGATATCAAATCAGGGTTGTTGGTTTATCCCTGATTTACTTAATTTTGCAAAATGGCGAATAAAAGACAAAATCCGACAAAGAAAAAAGCGATGATTCAAGCATTGGAGAAATCATTGGGGGTGGTTACAACTGCATCAAAGTTAGCCGGGATACATCGAGATACTCATTACGAATGGTTGAAAACAGATCCGATATATAAAACAGAAGTTGATCAAATTGATAATATTACTTTGGATTTTGCGGAATCGCAATTACATAAACAGATACAGGAGGGAAATACAACTGCAACAATATTTCTATTAAAAACCAAAGGTAAAAAGAGGGGATACGTTGAAAGACAAGAAATTGATCATTCGGGTAAATTAGAAAACGAAATCGTTCAATGGCGAATAAATAAGGATGATAACAGTTGATTGCAACATTCAATTTGAACATCTCTTAAATTCCAAAAAAAGGTTCAGAGTTCATCAAGGGGGAACAAGGTCAGGCAAAACTTATGCTATTTGTCAATATATTGCATATTTGCTCAGGTCATCAGAAAAGCCATTGACCATCTCCATCATAAGAAAAACATTACCGGCATTGAAAGGATCAGTTCAAAGGGATATAATTCAAATATTGGAACATCTCGGAATGTATTACCAAGGGATACATAACAAAGCCGAAAACACATTCAGATTTAAAAATCATTTGTTGGAGTTCTTGTCAGTTGATGAGCCACAGAAAATTCGTGGAAGAAAAAGGAATTTAGCTTTTTTAAATGAAGCAAATGAATTGACAATTGAGGATTTTCGTCAAATCAATATGCGTACAACAGATGGTATTATAATTGATTTTAATCCATCAGATCCTGTTCATTGGATATATGATGAAATAATACCAAGAGAAGATTGCGATACTTGGATAACAACTTACAAGGACAACAAATTTTTATCTTCTGAATTGGTATTTGAGATTGAAAGAATGCGTGAACGTGATCCCGATTATTGGAGGGTATATGGTGAAGGGCAAAAAGCGGTTTTTTCAGCAAGACAGATTTTCACAAATTGGAACTTTATTCCTTATGTTGATTTTCCCGATATGGAAGAAGCGATTATTGGATTGGATTTTGGTTATTCAAACGACGAAGCTGCTGCAACTTTGATCAAGAAAGTAAATGATAAAATTTATATTCACGAGATTTTGTATAAAAAGGGAATGACAAATGGCGATCTTTTTAAATACTTTGAATCTGAAGGATATGGTAATTTATTGTTCTATGGCGATTCTGCAGAACCAAAATCCATCGAGGAGTTGAGAAGATTGGGATTGATGATTAAAGGAGCAATTAAAGGATCAGGTTCGATTAATTCCGGAATATCATTTTTAAAGGAATTTGATATATATGTAAGTTTAGAAAGTAAAAATCTATTCAAGGAGTATCAGTCTTATTATTGGACTGAATTAAAAGATGGAACAATAATAAATAAACCAATTGACCGATTTAATCATTTAATGGATTCTATTCGTTATGGAGTTTATTCGCAGTATTCAAAACGGAATAATTTCTTTGTAGTTTAATTTTTATCTTTGTTACATAATTAGAAAGCAAAATGGCATCATTTTTTGATAGGTTTAAAGGGATTTTAAACAAGAACTCGCAGAAAACAAACGAGGCCTTTAATAGGGCAATTTATAATTACTTAGGAGATACAATTGTTTGGAATCCTGAAAACGATGATACATATATTAACAAAGGGTACAGATATAATTCAACGATTTATTCAATCGTAAACTTGATCACGAAGGCAGCAACAACAATTCCTTTCCAAATTTATCAAGTTGAAAAACAAAACGATTTAAAAAGATACAAGGCATTAACATCAGGCGAGTTTAATCCACAAGCAATTCACAATGCTAAATTGATTCAGAAAAATTCGATGATAGAATTGGAAGGAACTGAATTACACGAATTACTCGAAAGACCAAATCCCGCACAATCTTATAATACTTGGTTATCAGAAATTATTGCTTATGGAAATTTAACCGGGAACAGATACATTTGGGGGATTTCTCCTGATAGCGGTTCAAATGCGGGTAAATATCGGGAACTTTATGTTTTGCCATCACAATCAATGGAGATTGTTTCAGGTGGTATTTTTAATCCTGTTAAGGAATACACTTTAGAATACAACGGAACAATAAGAATTGATGCAGAGCAAGTTTGTCATATCAAAGATTTTAATCCATATTACGATGGTACAGGATCGCATTTGTATGGGATGTCTCCTTTAAAAGCGGGGTTGAGGTCATTGGATGCGAATAATGAAGCATTGACCACAGGAGTAAGATATTTACAGAATCAAACTGCGAGAGGGGTTCTGATGTCGGATGAAGGCGATATAAACGAAGTACAGGCGAAGCAATTAAAAGAGAAATTTCGCCAACAATACCAAGGTTCAGATAATGCCGGGGATGTTGTTTTATCTTCAAAAAAATTATCGTGGATTAATTTCGGGTTAAATGCTTCAGATTTATCATTGTTGGAACAGTACAATGCTTCAATTAAAGATTTATGTAATATTTAT